AGGGGTTTGACGCAGAGAGTGATGAGTACTATAATGAGGTAGATAAACGTATGAAGGATTTATATCCTCATAAGTTTGCTAAATCTCAGGAATCTGAGGTTACAGAGGAGAACAGGAAACCCGTCCAAACTGTTGCTTCTGCTGGAAGAAAACAATCAGGACGCAGAACCGTGAAACTCACCAAGTCACAGGTGGCTATTGCTAAAAAATTAGGGGTGCCACTAGAAGAGTACGCTAAATACGTGAAGGAGGTATAATGAGCGATAAAATAAAAAATAGAACTTCACGCGAGTCAGAAGTAAGAAATAAGGATCTTCGTAAGAAGCCTTGGACTCCACCGTCAAGTCTGGATGCACCTAAAGCACCAGCGGGTTTTGTTCATAAGTGGATTAGAACAGAATCGCAGGGTTTTCAGGATACGGCTAACGTATCTAAAAAACTCAGAGAAGGTTGGGAATTTGTGAGAGCTGAAGAAATTAAAAATTCTACAGGTGATCATGACTACCCAGTAATCGATGAGGGAAAATATGCTGGGTTAATCGGGGTTGGCGGCCTTGTGTTGGCAAGGATACCAGAAGAAATTGTCAAAAGTCGTTCCGAGTATTTTAAAAAAATTACTCAGGATAGAATAAAAGCGATCGATGCCGATTTAATGAAGGAACAACGACCTGGAATGCCTATCAATATTGATAGACAGTCCCGTGTAACTTTTGGTGGTGGACGTAAGTCATAATTTTTTGGCAAAAGTCAACTACTGTAAATTAAACTAAAAATAAACGGAGTATAAAATAAATGGCAAACGTAACAGAACGATTTGGTCTTAGACCAAGTAGACAACTTAACGGTAGTCCATTCATTAACGCTCAAAACAGATATAGAGTAGCAAGCAATAATTCTACTTCAATTTACCAAGGTGACGTGGTTATACCATTCGCTTCTGGTCAAGTTGGAAGAGCTATTGCTAACTCATCTACACCTGTTGTGGGAGTTTTTAACGGATGCTTTTATACAGATCCAACAACGCAAAAACCAACATGGAAGAATTATCTTCCAGGTTCAACAGTTGCAACTGACATAGTTGCTTTTGTAATTGACGGACCAGATACAGTATTCGAAATGAATGCTAATGCGGTTTTTGCAGTTGCGGATATCTTTAAAGGCTTTTCAATCTCTAACGAGAGTGGAAATACATTAACAGGTATATCATATGTACAACTAGATGTAGCAAAATCAGGAACTGATTCTACATATTTAGTTCAAGCAATTGATATATCACAGGATCAATCAAATAATGACGTGACGACTTCAAATATGAATGTGCTTGTTAGAATTAACAATCACTTTTATAAGTCGGCATTGGCATTATTATAATAGGAGAATAAATAATGGCTATCTCAAGATCACAACTAGTAAAAGAACTAGAGCCAGGATTGAATGCCCTATTCGGCCTGGAATACGACAGATACGACAACGAACATGCAGAAATCTTTACAACTGAAACTTCAGACAGAGCGTTTGAGGAAGAAGTAATGTTAACTGGTTTCGGCAATGCAGCTATTAAACAAGAAGGTGCAGGAGTACAATTCGACCAAGCTTCTGAATCATATACTTCAAGATATACTCATAATACAATTGCTTTAGCATTTGCTATTACTGAGGAAGCTATTGAAGATAACTTGTACGACAGATTAGCTTCTAGATATACTAGAGCTTTAGCTCGTTCAATGTCACAAACTAAACAAACAATAGCAGCTAACATTTTGAATAATGCTTTTGATTCAGCATATGTAGGAGGTGATGGCGTTTGTTTATTAAGTGCTTCTCACCCTCTTTCTAATGGTGGAACATTTTCAAACATTTTAGCAACTGCAGCAGATCTTAACGAAACTTCTTTAGAACAAGCGTTAATTGATATTGCAGGGTTTGTAGATGAAAGAGGATTGAAAATTGCTCTTCAAGGCAAAAAATTGATTATTCCAAAAGAAAATCAATTTACTGCTGAGAGAGTTTTAAGATCTCCTTTATCAACTGCTGGTGCATTCGCTAAGAATGACATCAATGCTGTGTTGAATATGGGAATGGTTCCTGAAGGTTACAGAGTTAATCACTTTATAACTGACACGGATGCATTTTTCATTATAACTGATGCTCCTAACGGATTAAAAAATTTCGTTAGAAGTCCAATCAAAACTGCCATTGAAGGCGATTTTGATACTGGTAACGTTAGATTTAAAGCTAGAGAAAGATACAGCTTCGGTTGGTCTGATCCTAGAGGAATCTACGGAACTCCAGGGGCTTAGTAATTTAAGTCTTTTCGTAAAAAGGGGTCAAGGTTTACTTTGACCCCTTTTTATTTTATAATTATAATAATTTAAATAAGGAGTAGTAATGAAATCAGATGTAAAACCAGTCGTACTTGCAAGTAATCTTTCTACAGCAGTTTTGTTTGCAGGACCTACAAGACTTCGTGGTTACATGATTCAATCTACTGGATCTTCTGGAACTACAGTTATTAATGGTTTATCAAATGCTACAACTGTCAGCGTTTCAACTAATACACAAGTTTATATTCCAGTAAGTGTCGGAGCAGGTTTCACCGAAACATTAAATCTTCCAGAAGATGGAATTTTATATGCTGGAAGAAATGGCACAGGCATCATTGATGGTATCGGAGTAGTTAGTAATACGAGTGCCCTAATTGTTACATTATTTATAGATAAATAATAAAATGGGTAAATTTGGTATCCAATTAAAAGGAACAGGTAAAGCTGTTAAAAAAATGTCTTTTGGTGGCGTTGCTGGAGTTTATGGTAGCGTAGGAAGAGGACTTCCTGGATCTTATCAAACTGCATATCTAAGAGAAGCAATGTTTCCTCAAACAAAACAAGCAAGTTATATGGCAGGACTTCAGCCTATAATACAAGGAGATTCAAAAAAAGAGGAAAAAGAAAAAAAAGAAAAAATGGTAAAAGGCGGAGCAGTTAAGCCAGTTAATCCTAAAAATAAGAAGAAGGCAAAGAAATAAAATTTAATTTCTTGCAATGTCTTATTTAAATGCTAACATACCCCCTATATACTGTAAAATAAGAAGGGAATATTTATATGACTTACGCGAACATCAAGGAGAAACTGAAGACTGTGTGGTATTTGGCCTGGGGAGTATTAGCGGGCGTGCGACATTGTTTCATTGTTTACTCAGCAATGGTGCGATCTATTGGAGACTTCCTATCTCTGCTTTTGTTCAAAGAAGAGTCGGCAGTGATGTGCATAGCACACCGATGGAACATCAAGATCTCGATGATCTTCAGCTATGGAATTCATTTAGTTATTATCCTGCTGTTACTACTTTTGATTTTTTAATCGGGCAACGTTGTAAATATTTAGGAAAGGATAAAAAATTTATTCATGGAGAATATTTATTCACTGTGGATTGGGCACATCCAGAAAGTAATATTTTGGATACAGAACATTCCGAAATACCTGATCAGCATAAGTGTGCTCACATTTTGGCTCTTGATAACGGTAATTATGCAGCTCAGCCTAATAATCGTATTCTGTGGAGTATTCCTAGCTTTACAACTTCAACACATAAGCCAGACTATAAAGTACAAACTACAGAATGGAATGTAGAAAATAAGGAATGGCAATTAGAAGATACTGATGATATGTTTTATCAAGTGGAGGACAAAAAATGAGTAAAGAAAAATTAACATTTGTTGTAACTACATTAGTAACAACTACTTTATGCATTGTTGTATTAAGTATGGTTATGACTCTTATGACTGGTCTATTTGATGACAAAGTAGACAATGGTGAAATATTTAAATTAATTGCCCCTGCCTTTCAAACAATCATCGGGGGATTTATTGGTCTTTTAGCGGGTGTAAAGTTAAAAGCAAACGATGACGACAAAAACTGCAACTGCAAGTAATTGTATTAACAATCTAGCGGCTGGATGCTGCTTATTAAATCACTGTAAATGCCATGACAATAAAGAGTATAATAATAAAATATTTGATAGTAGCTCTACTAGCGTTTGTATTAGGTACATTCTTCCCCAATCCAGTCGCCAAGAAGAAAACTGAGAACGCCATTATTGCCTGGGCCAAGAGTCTAGGTTTTGGCCCCCCAAGGTTTGAATATCATAATAATCAAGAATTCATTACCTCCCTTAAAAAGTGCATCTCCTACCTTAATTTTGACATCCCTGCAAATAAACATATAAATACAGAACTAATAGTAGCTCAAGCTATAGTTGAATCTAACTATGGGACATCACGTTTTGCTATTGAAGGAAATAATCTGTTTGGTATAAGAGTATGGTCAAAAGAAGGAATGCTACCTTATAAACAACCAGATCATATAGAATGGCGAGTAAGGGTATTTAAAAACAAATGTGAATCTGTTAAGTATTACATTGAAATTCTAAATACAAAACAAGTATATGCAGAATTTAGAAAAGCTAGAGATATGTCATTTAATAAAGATCCTATAAGAATGGCAAAAGCATTAGATAGTTTTTCTACAAATAAAGAATATGAAAAACATGTTATTGAGGTTATACATAAATTAAGAAATGGAATTAAGTAATAGTTTTACCTTAAACGAATTAATAAAGTCTCAAGAAGCAACAAGACTTAGTATAAATAATGTACCTAATGAAGAACAAATACAAAATCTTAAAATACTTTGTGAAAAAATATTACAACCGCTAAGAGATTATTATGGTTTGCCTGTTTCTATATCTTCTGGGTATAGATCAGTTGCACTTTGTGAAGCTATAGGGTCTTCAGCTAAAAGTCAGCATACTAAGGGACAGGCCGCAGATTTTGAGATATTTGGAGTGGCTAATAAGGATATTTCAGATTTTATTGTAAAAAATTTTGAATATGATCAATGTATACTTGAGTTTTGGAATGAAAATGAGCCTAATAGTGGATGGGTTCATTGTAGTTATTCAAGAGAAAGTAATAGAAAACAGTACTTGAAGGCACAGAAGGTAAGTGGTAAAATTGTATATTCACCAATGGTTTAATTATGCCAATAGGAAGATCACAAATACCTCAAGAAATAGAAGGAAAACTTCGTGGAGCAAAACCATCAAAGGCTATGCGTAAATATAAAAAAAATAATAAAAAAATAAAATGACAAAACTATGTTCTAGAGGTAAATCAGCTGCTAAAAGAAAATTTGCAGTATATCCTTCTGCATATGCAAATGCCTATGCTTCAAAAATCTGTGCTGGTAAAGTAAAAGATCCTTCAGGTGTAAAAAGAAAAGATTGGAAACCTAAGGGTGCTTATATGGGTAAGTTTATAGAAGTAGAAATGGATGATAAAAATTATTCTAATGAATCTTTAAAAAATTATTATGGAGATTTATTAAAATAATGTCAGAAGATAAAAATAAAGAAGAATCTGTAATAGAACTTGCTAAAAGAGTAGGATCTAAAGAAGCAGCAAGAATTATTACAGCTGAAAAAGCAAAATTAAAACAAGAAAATAATTTTGAAAAGACTGGACAATATTATTTTGATCTTAATCTTGGTTTAAAACAAGGTGGTCTTGCAAAATGGTTTAATGAAAATTGGGTGGATATTTCTGCCCCTAAAAAAGGAGGAGGTTACAAAGAATGTGGGAGAAAATCAGCGAATGGATCAAAAAGAGGTTACCCAAAATGTGTTCCTGCAGCAAAAGCAGCAAGAATGAGTGAAAGTCAAAAGAGATCTGCAGTAATTAGAAAGAGATCTGTAGGTAATGTCGGCCCAAAACCAACAAATGTTAAAACAATAGTAAATAAAACTAAAAAAATGAAAGAGGGTGGTATATATAACATGACAAAAATGAGGTATATTTAGATATTATGAAAAAATTTAAAAAATATAAAGACATGTCTATGAAACATGAAGGTATGGAATCAAAATCTATGGAAGGTAGAGAGACTATGCTTGAAAAAAAGGGGTATGAAGAAACTAAAAGTGGTAAAATGAGAACTATGAAAGCTAAAGAAGGTGTAATGGCAAGACTATCACCAAAAGCAGATTTAGATAAAGATGGAATGTTATCTTCTTATGAGAAAAAAAGAGGAATGGCTATTCAAAATGCTATGTCTGAAGAACCTATCAAAGCTCAAAAAGGTAAAATGATGGTTAAAGGTCAAAAAGAAATACAAGTTAACAAACAATACTTCGGAGAATACTAAAATGGGAATGAAAGAATACGCAAAATCAAAAATTAATCCTAAATTTGCAACTACAGAGCAAATGAAAATTATGGCCAAAGGTCAGGAGAACGTTAAATCTAGTCAGTCAAAAAGTCCTAAAAAGAAGTAGGTTATGACATATGGCTACTTCAGGAACTACATCCTTTGATCTAGATATAGACGATATTATTGAAGAAGCTTACGAACGTTGTGGCGTAAGGACTAACAGCGGATACAATATAAAATCAGCAAGAAGAAGTTTAAACATTTTATTTTCTGAATGGGGAAATAGAGGCATTCATCTTTGGAAAGTTGTTCTTAAAGAACAATTACTTACTGCGGGTACAGCAACTTATGCTACTCCTTCTGGTTGTAGTGATGTATTGGAAGCTTATATTTCAACTGCTCAAACTATAACTGAAACAACTAACGATATTTCTTTAGACAAAATTGATAGATCTGCCTATGCAGCTCTTCCTAATAAAGGACAACAAGGACAACCTTCACAATACTATGTGAATCGTTTACTTAATCCTACGGTTACTTTATATTTAACACCTGATGCAGCTACTTATACTTATTTAAAATATTATTATATTAGTAGAATTGAAGACGCAGGTGCATACTCTGATCAGGCAAATGTACCTTATAGATTTTTACCATGTATGGTTTCAGGTCTTGCATATTATCTAGGACAAAAAGTTTCCCCAGATAGAGTTCAAGGATTAAAATTAGTTTATGAAGATGAATTACAAAGAGCTTTAGAAGAAGATTCTCAAAGAACAAGCTCTTATATTACACCTTATTCTTACTTTGGAGATGGAGTTTAATGGCATTCGCAAGAGGTAAAAGATCATTAGCTATTTCGGATAGATCAGGAATGCAATTTCCATACGTGGAAATGAGGAGAGAATGGAATGGTTCTTTTGTACATTTTACTGAATATGAACCAAAACAACCTCAATTAGATCCAAGACATCATAAAGCAGATCCGCAAGGATTAAAAAATGCTAGATCAGACACTGTTCCTGGTGGTGGATGTTTAGTACAATTAGATTTACAATTTTGGCCAGGTCAATATCTTTCAATTGGTATGCAACCTGGAACAAGTGGGGATGTAATTAATTCAGCTAGGCAAGCTTATTTAGCTGTTGGAAACGTAACTATTAGTATAACATAAAATGACATACGCAGAATTATTATCAAATATAAGAAATTATACAGAAGTAGATTCATCAATTTTGAGTGATGGAGTTTGTGATGTATTTATTAAAAATTCTGAATTTAAAATATTTAGAGAAACAGATGCTGATTATTCAAGAGAATATGCTACATCAAGTTTTAGTTCTGGTAATAAATATTTATTATTACCTGATGATAATACAGATGAAGGAGCCACAACTACTAGAAGAGCTTTTATAGTAAGATCTGTAGTTGTAACAAATACTTCATCAATTCAAATATCATTAGAACCTAGAGATGATACATTTATTACTGAATATAATAGCTCTGGGACAAGTGGTTTTCCAAAATATTATTCAATGTATAAAGAGAATGCTATTCAGGTAGCTCCCATACCAAGTGCTAATTATGTAGTTACTTTAGATTATGTATATACACCTGATAATTTAAGCTCAACAAATACAACGACTTATATCAGCCAAAATGCACCAGAATTATTATTATATGCTTGTTTAGTAGAAGCTTTTGCATATTTAAAAGGACCACTAGATATGTACAAACTATATCAAGACAAGTATAATACAGCATTACAAGGATTTGCGTTAGAACAAACAGGTAGAAGACGCAGAGACGAGTTTCAAGATGGTGTGTTACGAATTAAAATTAATTCACCATCACCATAATAAATATAAGGAGTACAATATATGGCAATAGCACAAGCAGTGTGCAACACATTTAAGTCAGAACTTTTAGGTGCAGTACACGATTTCGATTCAGGTTCAGGACAAGCTTTTAAACTAGCATTATATACATCAGCAGCTAACTTATCAGCAGCTACTACAGCTTATACAGCTACAGGAGAAGTTTCTGCTTCAGGACAATACACAGCAGGCGGTGGAATATTACAAAGTCAAACAGTATCACTTGATGGTTCTGTAGGTATAGTAGATTTTGCAGATTTATCTTTTACAGGAGTTACATTAACTGCTCGAGGAGCATTAATTTATAATACTTCAGCTTCTAGCAAATCAGTTTGCGTATTAGATTTTGGTGCAGATAAAACAGCAACATCAGGAACATTTACAATAGTATTTCCAGCAAATACATCAGCAGCAGCTATATTAAGAATCGCATAATTTTAGGAGGGCCAGGTGGCAGATATTACAATAAACGTAACATCACCTGGTCTACCAAAAGTATTTTATACGACAGGAGAAAACTGTCATGGCTAATGCATGGAATGAATTAACATGGAGTAATGGTCTTTGGGGATTACAAGGAAATATAAATGTAAATGTTTCTACTCCTGGAACATCTACAACATGGGGATCTAGTAATTGGGGATCTAATGCATGGGCAGCTATTGATGGAATTTCTTCATCTATTGGTAGTGACGTATCTATTCTACTTAGCCAAGAAATTTTTGTAACTGGATTTCAGTTAAATTCTACTACAGTTTCTGTTTCTATAACAGCAGATTCTAATTTAAATTTAAATACAAATTTATTAAATGTAACACTTGGAACAGATACAGTATTAGTTCCTTCAATTGAAGTTTATGTTACTGCTCCTGGTGATTTACCTTGGGGCACTGAAGCGTGGGGCTATGGTTCGTGGGGCAATATTGGTGGAATGGATATCGCCATTGGAGCAGACGCTGTTCTTACTCCTTCTATTGATGTAAATGCTACAGGCAATCAATTAAATACAACTACTGGAACTTTTTCAATTACAGGAGATGCTAGTCTTACTTTAACTGGAATAAGTTCAGCTACAACTACTGGAACAATAGCTACTCAAATAGATGTTAATGCCTCTGTTACAGGACAATCTAGATCAACTACAGTAAATACAGTTACTATTACAGCGGGAGCTAATATAGATGTAAATGGAAGTTTATTAACTATATCTCTAGGAGATGAAAGTATTAATGTTGCAACTGAAATATTTGTAACTGGTAATATACTTTCTTCAAGTGTAGGAACAGCTGAATTAAATGCTAATACATTAATAGATGTAACCTCTGTATCTGCAACAACTACTATAAATTCAGTATCTATAACTATAGATGTATCTCCAGCTATTACTGGTTTACAAATGACAACTTCTACTGGATCTTTATTTATAAGTGCTTGGGCCGTGGTAGATATAGGCATTTCTAATAGTTGGATAGCAGTGAATACAAGTGCAACTAATACTTGGGCGGTTGTTGACATAGCTGCTTAATCAAACTAAAATTGAGTATTATACATAATATTTAAAAGGAATTCTTATGGCATCTAGTTATTCTACAGACCTCAAACTTGAGTTAATGGTAACAGGGGAAAACTCTGGAACCTGGGGAGATAAAACAAATACAAATTTAAACTTATTACAACAATCAATCGTTGGATATCAATCCATAGCACTTACATCTACTAACACAACTTTAGCAATGACTGATGCTACAATATCAGAAGCTAGAAATGCTGTTATTAAATTTACAGGAGTATTAGCAGCAAACGCTACTGTTTATGTAGCTTCTGGAATTGAAAAAACTTACATTTTAGATAATGGTACAACAGGTGCTTATACTTTAGCATTAAACCAAGTAGGCGGAGCTTCAGTAATATTTGGAGCAACTGATAAAACAACTAAATTAGTTTATTTAAATGGAACAGATGCAGTAGATTTAGCATTTGTAAATCTTACAGCACCCCAAACTTTAACTAATAAAACTTTAACAACCCCAATCATAGCACAAATTAATGATGCCAATAGTAATGAAGAATTAATATTTACAGCAACAGGTTCTGCAGTAAATGAAATAACTCTTGCTAATGCAGCTACGGGTAATAATCCAAATTTTACAGCATCGGGTGGTGATGCAAATGTTGGTATAAATTTTACTCCAAAAGGAACTGGAGCAGTTACATTTAATGGTACTGGAAAAATTCAACAAGTTTTAGAAAAAACTACTACAACTGCTGTAGTACTTACAGGAACAGTAAACTATGATTTATTAACTCAAGCTGTTCTGTATTATACAACATCAGCAACAGGAAATTTTACAGTTAATCTTAGAGGAAGTTCTTCAACAGCTTTAAACTCAATATTATCTGTTGGGGATGCTGCAACAGCTGCTTTCCTAACAACTCAAGGAGCAACAGCTTATTACACAACTTTTGTAACTATTGATGGTACTTCAACAAACGTATCAACTAAATGGCAAGGTGGATCAGCACCAACAGCGGGTAATGCTAGTGGCATAGATACCTATTCTTTCACAGCAATCAAAACAGCAGCATCAACTTACACAGTTTTAGCATCACAAACTCAATTTAAATAGGAGTAGAAAGAATGCCTTTAAACTCAACACGCGGAGGAGCCTCAGCAAAAGGATTTGGATTTACAGCAAATACAGTTGCAACCGTAGAATTAGATTATTTAGTAGTAGCAGGAGGTGGTGCAGGTGGAAATTCTCATGGTGGAGGTGGAGGAGCAGGTGGATTTATAACTTCTTTTCCTGGTGGAACAAAATTAAAAGCACCATTAACAAGTACACCAGTTACAGTAGGAGCAGGAGGAACTGGTGGAACAACTTGTGTTTCAACTATGACTCCTGGAACACCATCAATATTTTTAACAATTACAGCGGCAGGTGGAGGAAGAGGTGGTGGACAAGGAGTAGCTGCTGATGGAGGATCAGGCGGAGGAGCAGCAGGTTGTGCACCTCGTACTGCAATAGGTTTAGGAAACACACCACCAGTAAGTCCACCACAAGGAAATAGTGGAGGAACTGGAGGAACAGATGGTGTTTCATATGCTCAAGGTGGCGGAGGAGGTGGTGCAGGAGCTGTAGGAAATAATGCAAATAATGTAAACGCAGGAGGTCCAGGTGGAGCAGGATCACCTAATTCAATTTCAGGATCAGCAGTAACTTACTCGGGTGGAGGAGGTGGAGGAGTTTCTACTGGTCAACCAGCAGGAACAGGAGGTTCAGGAGGAGGTGGAGCTGGTAGAGGAGGACCAGGAACAGCTACTGCAGGAACAGTTAATACAGGTGGAGGTGGAGGAGGATCGGGTGCAATTGCTCTTGTTTCAGTTTCAGGTGCAGGCGGATCAGGAATCGTTCTTCTAAGAGGACCTTCTTCTTTTGTTTTAAGTGCAACACCAGGAACTAACACAGTTACAACACAACCTTGTGGACAGGATGTAGCATCATTTACAGTACCAGGAAATTTAAGTGCAGCAGCAGGAATTAAAGTTGATTATTTAGTAGTAGCTGGAGGTGGAGGAGGTGGTGGAGTTGCAAATAATGCTTTTGGAGCAGCTGGTGGAGCCGGAGGATATAGAACATCTTTTCCTGGTGGAACAAAATTAGCATTAGCAGGCGGAACATCTTTTCCAATAACAATTGGAGCCGGTGGAGCAGGTGGAGGACCTAATACTAGTGGTTCACCTGGAACAGATTCAATTCTTTCAACAATAACATCAACTGGTGGTGGTGGAGGTGGAAGAGCAGTTGCTCCTGGAGCAAATGGTGGATCAGGAGGAGGTGGAGGAATAGGTAATTCAGGACCAGTAGGATCTGGAGCTGGAACAGGTGGAACAGGAAATACTCCGCCAGTTAGTCCATCGCAAGGAAATAATGGAGGAAATGGAGCTGCTGTAAGCGGATCAGGTGGTGGTGGTGGAGCCGGTGGAGCCGGTGGTAATGCTTCAAATAATACTGGAGGAAATGCTGGTACAGGTTCAACAAATTCAATTTCAGGTTCACCAGTAGGTTATGCTGGTGGTGGAGCAGGTTATGGACAAACTGCTTCTGGAAGTCCAGCGGGTCCATTTGGAGGAGGTCAAGGTTTAAATTTTGGACCAGCTCCTATACCAGGTGGAGATGGAACAGCTAATACAGGAGGAGGAGCAGGTGGTGGAGATAGTCAATCAGGCGGTTCAGGGATAGTTATTGTTAGAGCACCAGGACCATCAAATTTATCAGCAGCACCAGGAACAAACACAGTTACAACATTACCGGCACCAGCTGGAGGTTGTAAAGTTGCGACATTCACGGTGCCTGGAACACTTACTGTTAGCTAGTAATTTATACTCTTTATTTTTATGAAATATTGTATTATAATAACAAATAGGAATTAAAATATGGCACATTACGCAGAACTAGATATAAATAATAAAGTTATAAGAGTATTAACAGCTTGTAATCAAGATATTGCTACTCATGGAGGAGAATTATCTGAAGAAGCTGCTAATTATTTTGGAACATATACTCCATTTTCAGAAAACGGTGTAAAATGGGTTCAAACTTCTTATAATAATAATTTCAGAAAACAATACGCTGGAATCGGTTACACGTTTGATTTAACAAAAAATAAATTTATAGCACCACAACCCTTCGCATCTTGGTCGCTAGACTCTAATGACGACTGGCAAGCCCCAGTTGCATATCCAACAGTTACAACTTATGGAGATAATGTAAGATACTTTATTTCTTGGGATGAGTCTAATTTAAGATGGATTGGTAAGGATCATCAACAGAACGAATTTACTTGGTCACCTAACACTTCATCTTGGATAGCTACAGGTAACTAAGTTAAATAATATTCGACCTTTACAAAACTTCTAGAAATTAGTATATATTCATTAGAATGAATCTACAGAATTATTACTACTATTTTCAAAGTGCATTGACACCTAGATTTTGTGATGAGTTAATTAAATATGGTACATCACAACAAGAACAATTAGCACTTACAGGTGGTCAAACTACTAAAATTCAAGAAGGTAAGGATTTAAAAGAAGAAGATATAATAGATTTAAAAAAGAAAAGAGATTCAAATATTGTTTGGTTAAATGATCGTTGGATTTATAAAGAAATTCAACCTTTCATTCATCAAGCAAATAGATTAGCAGGATGGAATTTTGATTGGGACTTTTCAGAAAGCTGTCAATTTACAAAATATAAATTAAATCAATTTTATGATTGGCATTGTGATTCATGGGATGCTCCTTATGCAAACCAAGATAATAAAGATACATTTGGTAAAATTAGAAAATTATCTGTTACATGTTCTCTATCAGATCCAAAAGATTATAAAGGTGGAGAATTAGAATTTGATTTTAGAAACATGGATCCAGATAAGCCAAACGTTAGAAAATGTGCAGAGATATCAGCACGTGGTTCTATTGTAGTTTTTCCATCACACGTTTGGCATAGAGTTAAACCGGTAACGAAAGGAACAAGATATTCATTGGTTATTTGGAACCTTGGATATCCATTTAGATAATGTCAAAAACAGATCAATTAACTTCTTCAGTTTATTTTAGTTCACCACTTTATTCTATAGAAATTCCAGAATGGGTAGAGGATACAAATAAAGTTTGTGATAAATATATAAAAGACGCTAGAAAAAATAATGTTAAAGTTATTAAAGAGAGAGAAAAAAAATTTGGTAAAAAAATAGGAGATCATGGAATGAGTTATCATTCTTCATCATTAATAGGAGATCCTGCTCTAAAAGAATTACAAGAATATATTGGTTCAACTTCATGGAATGTTTTAGACCATATGGGTTATGATTTAAAAAATTATGAATTATTTTGGACTGAATTTTGGGTACAAGAATTTGGTGAAAAAGGAGGTGGACATCATGAAGGTCATATACATTATGATAATCACATTTCTGGTTTTTATTTTTTAAAATGTTCAGATAAAACTTCAATGCCAGTATTTCACGATCCAAGACCAGCAAAATTAATGACACAATTACCATTAAAAAATGAAACTGAAATTACACTTGGAACACATCAACTTCATTACAAGCCAAAACCAGGTACTATGATATTTTTT